CATTCTTTGCAGTTGCATTCAACAACAGTGCAGACGAGTATATGGCTGCTAACTGGATGGAAATTGCAACAAGCCAAGCAGGCTTAAAGATTGCTGTAGGACTAATTATCTTCCTACCAGCATATGGTGTTCTACTACGTTACCTCAAAGGACGTATGAATGACACAGACGCAGGATAAACTTATTCCTGGCGAAGCCCTGATATATGAGCGTAGCGACGGTGTTGTCTACGCTCATTATCGCGACAAACCTGAGATACCTCGTTGGATTATAGGCGGAGATCCAGGTGCTGTTGCTAGAGCACAAGGTGAACTATTAGACTATGGCGAGTGGAAAAACTTATGCGAAGTAGCCTCAAAAAATCCAACACTTAAACACTTAATGGATAAACTAGTTACTACGTATTATATAGTAAAGGATTCAAAATGAGAATTATTGCAGGACCGTGTCAGCACGAAACGCTAGCACAGAGTGCAGAGATTGCAAAGGAATGCAAACGTGTGTGCGACAAGTATGGCATTGAATATTACTTCAAAGCAAGTTATGACAAAGCTAATCGTACAAGCGCAAACGGCAAACGTGGTATGGGTTTGGAAGCAACGCTCACAGACTTCCTTGCACTAAAAGTACAATACAATGTACGTACACTGACTGATGTACATGACTATGTACAAGTTAATCGTATTGAACGTGAATTCAAAGATGCTGTTGATGTGTATCAGATTCCTGCGTTCCTTTGTAGACAAACAGATCTTATTCAAGCGGCCTGTGACACAGATAAAATTGTAAACATTAAAAAAGGACAGTTCCTAGCACCTTGGGATGTTGAAGGTATTATTAGTAAAACAGAAGATGCAAAAGAAGTTTGGATAACAGAAAGAGGAACTAGTTTTGGATATAACACATTGGTTAACGATTTCACTGGTATGCAGTTTTTGCTTAACATTCACGGTAGCAACTTTGTATACGATGTTACGCACTCGGTTCAAAAGCCCGGAGGATTGGGTAATAGTAGTGGCGGTAACAGGGATTATGTTCAGCCCCTTTGTCGTGCCGCTAGTGCTTTGGGTGTATCAAATTTCTTTTTAGAAGTACATGCAGACCCAGACAATGCGCCCAGTGACGGTGCTAACATGCTACGTTTGGAAGATTTTGAGGAGGTAGTGCGTGACATCATCAGCCATTCTTATTCCCGCTAGATACGGCAGCACACGCTACCCTGGAAAGCCTTTGGCTATGTTAGATGGCGTTCCTATGATTAGACGTGTGTATGACGCTTGTGCAGCGTCTAAGATACCAACATACGTACTAACCGATGACATGCGCATATACGAACTGTTTGGTCCTAACAAATGTTGGATTGATCAAACCGATTATGCTAACGGTACTGAACGATGTGCTGGTGCTATCAAGAATGACTTCTTTAAACAGTACGATCAGTTTATTAACGTACAAGGTGACATGCCAGATGTAACAGTTGAGATGATTGAAAAGTGTGTTGAAAGTTTGTCGTACAACTATTCTGTAAGCACAGTGTATACAGACATGCCATTCGAAATGGAGATTGATCCTAACACAGTTAAGATGGTGCATGCTTATCCAAATCAAGCATTATGGTTTGGCAGAGGTCTTAGAGGTTACGGCGAATGGCATTTGGGTGTGTATGGATACAAGCGTGACGCATTAGTAGCTTACTCAAATTTAAAAGTTACACAGGAAGAAGTTATTGAGCAACTAGAACAGTTGCGTTGGTTAAAAAACGGTTGGCAAATTGGTGCACAGAGTGTATACTTTAATGGAGTAGAGATTAATACACCAGAGGATGTAGAAACATGGCAGCAGAAAAAATCGCAATAAAAGAAATCCTTAGTTGGATTGATAATGGCGAAAGTGACATCTGGAATCATCTTGAGGACGATCATAAGAAGCAGATTAGCTTTTGGTTGCTAAACAGATACGTTAGTACTGTGCAAGGCAGCCGAGAAAAACAAGAGCTTGCTGTATTCAAAACTAATGAATACTATAACAAGAACTTTAATGACATCGGTGTTGGTAAAGACAGCGGGCATCAAAAACTAATGTGGCAGTTGTTGTGCATGTGCGGAAACACAGGCAAAAATGAATTCCATCCGTGGATTGGTTTTAAGAAGCGTGACGGATCTAACAACAAAGCAATTAAACTGCTTAACGAAATTTATCCACACTTGAAAGACGATGAGGTAGACACACTTGCTAGAATATCTACAAAAAAAGAACTCCGCGAATTGGCTAAAGAGTATGACATCGATGTCAAACTCTGAGAAGCCATATAAATGCGAATACTGCGGAAGTAGCTATGTAAAAGAAAGCACTCTCGTTGCGCATCTATGTGAGAAGAAACGTAGAGCATTGCAAAAAGATGAGAAGCGAGTACGTTTGGGATATTATGCATTTGGTAGATTTTATAAACTAAGTGCTGGAAATAAAAAAGAAAAAACATACGAAGAGTTTTGTTCAAGCCCGTACTACAATGCATTTGTTAAGTTTGGAAGTTTTGTTAATAATGTTAAACCGTTGTATCCAGAAAAGTATATTGACTATGTAGTTACAAGCGGAGTTAAACTCGATCACTGGTGTAAAGATGAACTATATGAAAAGTATGTTCTTGAATTTATCCTTAAGGAAGATGTGACTACAGCATTAGAACGTTCAATTAATACAATGGTAGAATGGGCTAGCGAAAATGATCCTGCGCCCTGGAATCATTATTTTAATCACATCACTTTAAACAGAGCTGTGTGGCATATCCGAGACGGAAAGATTAGTCCGTGGTTACTGCTTAATTGTAAAAGTGGTAAAGAGATGCTAGGCAAGTTTAATGACGAGCAATTAAATTTAGTGTACAATGTTATCAATCCGCAACATTGGGCAATGCGTTTTAAAAGACTGCCTAATGATGTAACTCTAGTAAAAGATGTTGCAACTAAGAGTAAACTGTAATGCCAGATATTGATATAGACTTTGCTAACAGAGATGTAATACTATCTACACTAAAACATCGTGTAGCTAAACTTGACAGCGGAAAGAAACACAACACTGGAGTATATGCTACAGAGATTCCACACAACCCTGTGGATAACTTATCTACAATCGAACACAAGACGGCAGAAGAACGCGGCTACTTTAAATTAGATTTTTTAAATGTTTCGATATATAAAGATGTAAGAGACGAAACACACTTAAAAGAACTTATGGAAAGAGAGCCCCAATGGCAACTACTAGAACACAAAGAATTTACGGATTTACTGTTCCATGTGAACGGACACCAGAACCTATTACAAATATTAAAGCCTTGCACAGTGGAACAACTAGCAGCAACTTTAGCAATTATTCGGCCAGCGAAGAGACACCTCGCGAACGAAAGTTGGGAAACAATAATGAAGGAAGTATGGACAAAGCCAACTGATGGTGAATACTTCTTTAAAAAAGCACACGCTATAAGTTACGCAGTTGCAGTTGTAGTGCATATGAATTTACTATGTGACGGATTTACTAATGCTTGAAGTTAGCGTAGAATTATCATTACATGAATGGTCTAGTAAACACAGTGACAGAGTGTTCAATGACTGGAGTGGTATTAGTATTCCTAAGCCTGCAAAGAACTGTGTCCCGGAATGGTTCAAAGAGACTATGAAGATAGCAGAAGGGCACAAGTCTATCAAAGCATGCATGCCTGTCACTGATGTACTTACGTCTGGATATATGTTGCCAGCACCAGTTGACATAAGTGTGTATCGAAGTGACGAAGATGATTTGATGTTTGACGACAATACTAACGGAGAGTTTTTTGTTACACGACATGCTCCTAGGCAATACAGCAAGTCGCCTTACTCAGACGATGTTATATTAAAGTTTGACTTTCCTTGGGCTATGGAAACTCCGGAAGGTTATAGCATGTTGTTTATGAATCCAGCACACAGTGACAATTCTAAACTAGAAGCACTAACTGCAATAACAGAAACAGATAGATACTATAATACTATTAGTTGTCCTGTGAGAGTAAAGAATTGGAAAATTGGTGAAGTACTTTACATAGCTAAAGGAACTCCAATAGTTCAAGCTATTCCGATTAAACGTGAAGAATGGAAAATGAATATTAGTTATGCAAATCATGGCAAGCTAATTAAAACAGTTGCCGAGTTCTCTGATAACAAAAGTGCATACAAAGATGTATACAGACAAAAGAAAAAGTTTACTTAACTTTTCTTGTTATCTTTTTTGATTAGTTGTACTGACTTTCGTTTAACCCTCTTAATAGTAAGATTATTTAAATTTACTGTTGGCCCTATAACTATTCTTACATCTTTACTATTCATTGTCATTAGTGCATATTTTAAATCTGTTATTTCTTTTCTTAAAAAGATATTAATCGGAATCATTCGATTGGATTCCCACCACCATACTTCGCCCAGTTCTAATAATAATTGTTTTTCTTCTTCGCTTTTTAAATGTTCATAAACTATCATGGTAGTAATGTATTGGTCCTGATTACATACAATGCCGACGTACTCAGTACTACCATAACTTACTACGCTCACAAAGGGAAAGTTTTTTTGAATATCTTTAGTTAACATGTCGTTCCATATAAATATACTTATGCAAGTATTTAATCAATATTTATTAAACAATAGAGTCGTCCTGGTAGCAAACCTGGCTGACTTGGTCACGGAGCATAGACAAATGTACAAAAGAAACATCAAGGTATATAAGGGCATTGACAATACAGTTGAGTTCTTAATAAAGAATGCAGATCAAAAGCCAGTTGATATATCATCTAAAGAAATTAGATTTGATATTATTGACACTGATCAGAGACAGCTGGTAACTAAAAATGCAACAGTACTTGATGATGGATCGTCACGTAATAAAAAAGGTGTAGTTACTGTTAAGCTAACAGAAGGCGAGTTATTAGATATTGATGAACAACTTGCAAAGTACACAATCTATATGATAGATCCAGATACTGGTGATAGAACATTACTATATGCAGACACACAGTTTGGAGCAAGCGGAACTATTGAGATTATCGACGATGCATTTGTGTCGCCTAGTAAAACACATGAAGTAACTAACTTCTTATTAGAGAATGGACACTACTACAGTAATTCAGTTACAGGCGAGTCGACACGTAAAGACGGCTTGCACACAATGACAGTATACAGTGATAACTTCAACGGAACGTTCACTGTAGAAGTTACGCTTAATGACATCCTAAACGAAACTGCTCAGTGGAGTACATACGCAAGTTATACAGTTGACTTTAACAATAGAGCGCAGCCTTTCCTAGTAGAACTTAATGGCTCGTTTACATATTTAAGAGTCAAGTATGCAGAAAACCAAGGTAGCTTAACTAAGTTTCTTTTAAGAAACTGATTGACTTTTTATACAATGATGTTACAATAGTAACATGAGCATTGTATCCGACACTATTATTGCACACTTGCCAGCAAAGCGCAAACAAACTCCGTCTGGATGGATAGGGTTTGACGCTCCGTGCTGCATACACAACGGTGAGTCAAGAGACGTTAAGCAACGTGGCGGACTTATTAGTGAAGGTGATACTGTAAGCTATCACTGCTTCAACTGCGGTTATAAAGCAAGCTGGCAACCAGGTAGACCGGTGTCTTGGAAACTACGCAAGTTCTTAGAATGGATCAACACACCAGATGACATTATTACTAAGTTGTCATTTGAAGTTATGCGAATCAATGAAGGCATTGAAGTTAAAGAACGATTGATTAACTTGCCTACATTTGAAACTGTCCCGTTGCCAGACGATGCTGTTCGAATTGCTGACATACCTGATTACAATGAGAATAATGTAGGCTTCAAACATTTCCTTGCTGTAATACAGTATATGGCAGATCGTAATCTTAACTTAGATGATACTGACTACTATTGGAGCCCGAGCTTAGGATATCGTGATAGATTGATTATTCCGTTCTACTATGAAGGACGTATTGTAGGATGGACTGCTAGAACTATTACAGCAGACAAGAAGCCTAAGTACCTAACAGAAGTACAGCCGGGCTTTGTATATGGGCTAGACGAACAAGGGTATGACAAAGTATTTGCAGTTTTAGTTGAAGGCCAGGTTGACGCTATACATATTGACGGATGTGCTTTAGGTGGCAGTGAAGTTTCTGAGCAGCAAGTAATGTTGTTAAATAGACTTAACAAGGATATTGTTGTTGTTCCTGACAGAGACAAAGCTGGCAGCAAACTTGTTGAACGTGCCATTGAATTAGGATGGCAAGTTAGTATGCCGGAATGGGACAAAGACCTTAATGACGTAGGCGATGTTGTACAGCGTTACGGTAGAGTGTATGCACTGTATAGTATTGCAAGTGCTGCTGAAACTAGTCCACTTAAAATTAGATTGAGAGCAAAGAAATGGTTTGGTTAAAAGAGTTAAAAGAAAAGATTAAAGACAAGTATCAAAATTATAAGATACAACGTATGCGTAAGAAGCTTGCAAAAAAAGATCCGTACATCTACAAATGATCACTTGGGGCATATCAGCAAACAGTCATGATGCTGCACTAGCAGTGTTTACTGACGAAGGACTAGAGTTTGCTAGTCACAGTGAACGCTTTAGTGGAGTTAAGAATGATCCACATCTCAATAAAGAGATAATTAACTATGCACGACAATACGGAGAGCCTGATGAAATTATTTGGTACGAAAGACCCCTTATCAAAACTCTTAGACAGTTTAGAGCAGGCCAAGGACTTCGGTTGGGCGAAAACAATATTAATCGTTATCTTCGACAGTATGGGCTATCTGCTCCTGTTAAGTATACTGATCATCACCTTGCCCATGCTGCTGCCGGGTTTTATACTAGTTCTTTTGACGAAGCTACTGTTGCCTGTATTGACAGCATTGGAGAGTTCGACACCCTTACAATCTGGAGAGCCACAAGAGAAGACGGACTTAAAAAAGTTTACTCGCAAGGATACCCACACTCTATCGGACTTTGGTATTCAGCTCTCACACAAAGAGTAGGCCTAAAGCCCAACGAAGACGAATATATCCTTATGGGCATGGCAGCATATGGTGACCCTCATAGATTGTTTATGGATATCTTAAATGACTTTATTGATAAGACTGGTATAGGGTACGATCCTAAGATTAAGATAAAGCACAACCTACACCGAGGGTGCAAGTGGTGGCGTCCTGATCTTACTACCGAACAAGACATGTATGACATTGCAGCAGCTACCCAGAAGGTATATGAATATATACTATGTAACACTCTGCTATGGGCCAGTAAGAACTTACCTAGTAAGAACCTTGTACTCATGGGAGGGTGTGCGCTTAACTGTAGTGCTAACAGCACCGCTTATCGCTTTTACGACAACGTATGGATAATGCCCAACCCGGGTGACGCAGGCAGTGCTATAGGTGCTGTGCTTGCACACAAAAAAGAAACACTGCCTATGCCACATGCGTACTTGGGCTACAACATCGAAGGAGAGTATCCAGTTGAAGAAACAATTAGCGAACTCAAGAAAACGGGAATCGCGGGTGTTGCGAATGGCAGGGCGGAGTTTGGCCCTCGTGCTTTTGGCAATCGTAGCTTACTTGCTGATCCCCGTGGTAACGATATCAAGCACAGAGTCAATGACATCAAGCAGCGACAGCAGTTCCGACCCTTTGCCCCAGTGGTGCTCGAAGAGCATGCAAGTGACAATTTTGAAGGGCACTACAACAACTATATGCAGTTTACCTCAACCTGCACCAATCCAGACTTGTATCCTGCCATCGTCCACGCAGACGGCACCAGTAGAGTCCAAGTGGTACCAAGAGATGGTAGCGGAATTAGAAGACTGCTAGAACGATGGTATGAAGAAACGGGATGCCCTATGCTACTAAACACTAGCCTAAATATCAAAGGCAAACCTATGGTAAATGACTTGACAGATGCACAAGACTTTGCTATAATGTATGGAGTAAAAGTATTTACGAAGGCTGAGAATGACAACTAGACAAAACACAGATTATGGTTATGATATACAGAAAGTATATCTAGAAATGTTTATGACAGACGCTGAGAGCTTCGTACGCTGTCAGGGTGTGTTTGATCCGCAGACATTTGACAGACGCTTAGTAGAGCCAGCTAAGTTTATTAAGACATATGTAGAAGAGCATAACGCATTGCCTACATTTGATATTCTTAATGCAGCTACAGACAGTAACTTGAAGGACCCAGGGCAGTTACAAGAGAATCACTATGATTGGTTGTTGCAGGACTTTGAAACGTTTAGCAAGCACAAAGCACTAGAGGCTGCTATTCTTAAGAGTGCAGACTTGCTTGAGAGTGGCGAGTATGGTGCATGTGAGGATCTAGTCAAGCAGGCTGTACAGATTGGTTTGCAGAAAGACTTGGGTACAGATTACTTTGCAAGTCCTAAAGAACGATTGATGGCTATCAAAGATAAGAACGGACAGATATCTACAGGCTGGCCTACACTGGACAAGAAACTGTTTGGTGGATTCAACAGAGGAGAGCTGAATATCTTTGCAGGTGGATCAGGTTCTGGTAAGAGTTTGTTTATGGCGAACTTGGGTGTGAACTGGTGTTTGCAAGGACTTAACGTGATGTACTTGACGTTTGAGCTTAGTGAGAACTTGGTTAGTATGCGTCTTGACAGTATGGTATCAGACATTCCAAGTCGTGATGTGTTTAAGAGCATTGACGATGTTGAGATGAAAGTCAAGATGATTGGCAAGAAGGCTGGCAAGTTCCAAGTCAAGTATATGCCCACAGGCAAGAACGCAAACGATGTACGTGCTTATCTAAAAGAGTATGAGATTAAAACAGGACAGAAAGTAGACGTACTACTAATTGACTATCTAGATCTTATGCATCCAATTGGACAAAAGATCAGTGCAGAGAACTTGTTTGTTAAAGACAAGTATGTATCGGAAGAACTGCGTAACCTAGCAATGGAGTTGAACACTATCTTTGTTACAGCGTCACAGTTGAACCGAGCAGCAGTTGAAGAAATTGAATTTGATCACAGTATGATTTCCGGAGGCATCTCTAAGATCAATACAGCAGATAACTTGATTGGTATCTTTACTAGTAGAGCAATGCGTGAACGTGGACGTTATCAGATCCAGCTTATGAAGACACGTAGTTCAAGTGGTGTGGGTATGAAAGTTGATCTTGCATTTAATGTAGACACACTGCGTATTGAAGACTTAGGCGAAGATGATCAAGAACAAGCAACAGCAGGCGGCGGCGGTGCAAGTAGTGCAAGCAGTATTGTAAACAATCTAAAACGCAGTAGCACAACAGATGATCCTACAGATGGCGGAGCAGCACCTAAGATCAAAGCAGAAGCTGACAGTGCTAAGTTGCGCAACTTCTTAAACAACTTGGGCAATGACGAATGAAGATGCAGTTGTGGGACACACAAATCCTAGTTGAACGTCGAGACACTCGCACTATATTACAGCGTTACACTGATTACTTAGAGCAGGTATGGAACACGGACATAGCAGTGTTTGAACATGAGATACGCACCTGGGAAACAACCAGTGAAGCAGGCTATTGGATGACTGCACACAATCACGGACAGAGTCAGCTTACAAGCATACACTACACGCACATTGACGGCATGGGCGGAGATCTTATCATACAAGATCCTAGAGCCAATGCCAACAGAGGATGGCCACAAGAACTAGCACAACAGTTCCAACCTATGGTAGTACAGCCCGAGCCAGGCATGACAGTTACGTTCCCCAGCTACTGTTATCATCTAGTAAGTCCCTTCTACGGCACTGTTCGAGCAGCTCATGTAAGTGAACTACAACTGTGGAGTCTTACAGAGGGCCAAGACACGCTAGGTGCAACAGCAGTATGAGTTGGCAGTTGTGGGATCCTCCTGCAATCATAATCCCTGCTCCTGCTCAAGAGCAAATACAAATTCAAGCACAACAGCAACAGCAGCTCACTGACGAACAACACTTTCGCAAGATATACGATCAACCTTGGAACAAACTACACAGCGACGGACGCATCAATATAGATGGCGAATCTAGTGCTAGTGTAAGTCCCTATAGTGAACACTTTCGCAGTCAAGTAGAAACGGGCATATGGCCTTTGGTAGAAGCACTGTACACACGAGGTTATCTTCCTGTGAGCAGTTGTGCAGGACACAGAAGCAGTCTACTGGGAGAATGGGACACACTGTTCCAATATCGATCAGAACCTTATGTGAGCATAGCAGTACACCGCGACCTTGAACAGAGTACGCTCAACAGTATACGCCAACTGTTGATCAAACATGCAACAGTGAGCAGCACACATTCACAAGCTAATATGAACGCTACTACCACACGAATTCGTCACGCACGAACTACCATAGACACTGCACAAGAATACGCAGCACTCAATTGGCAACTACAGCGCAACTACACTGCATACAGTTATATAAACATACGAATCAATCCGTGGAGTAGATTCAATCCTCTACATGTACTGCGCACACAACGTGAACACACGCTCATACTAGAACAAGCACGAGAGTTCGAACGCCTGGAGCGGTATAGCCTATAAGCGCGAAGCGCCTGCGCCGCAAAAGCTGCGAAGCAGCTAACGCTAGTTAGATGTAAGCAAATTTTTTACGCCTTAAACTACGCACTTAACCACATACCGCTACAACGATACA